TCTTTCCGTTGTCTGCATCGTATGCTAACACATCAACTGTTTGTGCAGAACCAGAAATACTGATTGTTGCGGTTGAACCTGCAGCGAATGATCCTACAACAGATCCAACTGTTAATAATATACTATACTTAAAGACCTTACCTGCAGCACCAGATGTTGCACTTAGTGCTTCACCAGAAACGAATCTATGATCGTTACCTGAGCCAGGTGCAGGAACTACAGCAATTTGATCAGCACCTGCATCTGTAATGAAGATTCCGATTGAGTTTCCTTTAGTACCAGGAGTTCTTGCTGCCCACTTCCAGTTGTTAGTACCGTTTAGGTAAGTTGTTTCGTAGTCTTGTAGATTCTTAATCTTAACTGCAGTACCTGCGTCAACTGCATTTTTTAGTGCTGAACTATCTGTACGAACCGCTTTGAGAAGTCCACCGTATGATAAGAACTGCGCTGCAGTATACCAATACTCATAGTTGTACTCATTTGGTTCACCGAATGTTGCTACAAGTTCTCTTTCTGTACCAATATTCTTTATCTCCTCGACAGGACCTAGTTCAAAAGGTGCTGCGATTACTCCCGTGTTTGCGGTTGTAAGGGTAGTGATAGTGGTCAGATCTCGTTCCTGTACAACAACTCCAGGACTAGATTGATTTGCTGCCATGTTAAATTTCTCCTGTGTAGGTCCGTAAATTCTGGTTGTCTATAAGATATTTATAAAAATGAAACGTTACCTAAACTCCCACATGTAAGATTTATCTCCATATTCCGCGACTTTCCAGACATCGCCCTGAGCATCTTGGAACTGGTCACCTCCAAGACCATCATCTACAAACCCAAAAGGTGCCATATCTTGTTCAATAGCATCTCTCTGATCATCAAATATCCGCGCACGAACATCGTTATCATGCATCTCTTTGAAGTATGGTTGCATTGCCATCCATCCAAATATAACCAAACACATTGCTAGGTCATCATTACATCCATCTTCCGCTTGGAATGATTGTCCTTTTGCTATGAATGTAGTTAGTTCTGCAATAGTATCATAGTCTGGTATGATTAGTTTATCTTCTTCTATCAATGCTTTGAGGTTAGAACATCCAACTTGCTTTGTGGCAGTTGACATCTTAATACCTAGTTGTGTTTTCTTACCAGAGAATCCTTGACCTAGTTGTTGTCCTGCTCTACCACGCATAGATGCCATGAGTAAATTTTCATACTCTAAATCATACTGTATAATATCTGCTACCTGTCCACCTATATCATTTACTTCACATAGGATGTATGCATTGTTAAAGTTCTTTGCTACATCTACGATTAAGTTGGGTAATACTATGGGTTTGATCTCATTGTTCTTATATCTTGCTACCATTTCATATGGCACAGCAGATACATCTATAACTGTGAATGCGGAATAGTCATGACCTACGCCACGAGATACGTCTACTGTAACGATATAGTTATGATCTTCTTCTCTATTTTTATATAATGCTAGTCCTCTATTAGTTTTTATAGGATCATGGTATGCCATAGTCCTAAGTTTACTCGGAGTTATTAGTGTATCAACAGAGCCCAGAAACTCACATTCAAACTCAACTTTGAACTGTGCTTCAGATGTGTTCTTGATTGTTTGTTCTTTCCAAACCTCGTCCCTACCTGGAACTTGTGACCAATGCACTTCTGTTGGAACGTATTCATTCTGTCCACGTTCAGCATCATGCCACAGTTTGTAGAACATGTTCATCCCATGTGGGGTTGATATAATAATAACTTTAGTATTCTTACCAGATGAAATTGTTGGATACACAGAACTGAAAAACTGATCAGCAATGTGATTCGGAACGAACGCGAATTCGTCCAGAAAAATAACGTTAAAGGACATACCGCGAACAGCAGAAGCACTAGTACTTGCAGCCAGAATCTTACTCCCGTTCTCCAACTCCAAGGATCCCTTGTTCCACCCCAGTATACCTTGTTGCAACCATTTAGGAAGATTCTCGTAAGATAACTGTAGGCGTCCCAACATCTCTCTTGCAGTGGCTGCTTTGTTTGCGAGGATTGCGACATTTACGTTGTCATTGAATAGTACATACCAGAGTAGATATGCTGTAACGATTGTAGATTTACCAGACTGACGAGGTAACTTTGCTATGTTGAATCTTTCCGCATGAAAACTTTCTACCATACTCTCTTGGAAATCATACATCTTGAATGGTATGATACCCTCGTCTAGAGATACAATCTTAATATACTTTTGTATGAAGTATACAGGATCATCAGCGCACTTCAAGAACTCAGCAATCTGTCTCTTAGTAAATTTCTGAGAGACATTTGCTTTTTTAAGATTGGGGTTACCAAGATATAGTTCTTGCTTTACTGCCATTAATCTTTAATGATAAAATGTTTCTTAATAACAGATACTTGATCTTCATACTTAGCAATCATATTCAACTCTTCTTCGATTGCTTCCATTACATTTGAATGCTCTCCTATACCAACAGGACTTGTAAGGTATACTTCTACATTCATTTTGTGCTTTTGAATATCTCCTTGAGCGTGAGCAAGGAGAGCACTGATCATTTTCTCTCTCATAGTTTGGGTTTGTCAAATAGTACATTCTGTATGTATTTAGTTGCCCACGAATTATCGAACCATTGGGATAATACTGCCTCAGTTTTCTTATTTTTCATCTGTGATGTGCAGTACCATAACTGATCATCATACCTTCTCATAGTCTTTTGCCATTCTGTTTCTCTTTCTGCAGTCCTAACTATGTGACAGAATACCTCTAGGTAATCACTACACATTAATAAAAACTTATCATACTCATCTTCGTCTAGTCTTACAAACTTACACCATGGTGAAAATATCTCACCCCACTCTGGTAAGTTTCTAACTTTTTTAAAATCATATTTTAAGTTACCTAAACTATAATCTACTTCATATACTGGTGATATATCAACTATAGCAGCAGTTACTTTACCACCTGCTTCTACTATATCACATCCAAAAATAGGAATAGGAAACTCTGGATCTGGAAATAATACACAGTGTAGTATCTCGATCCCTTTACTTGTTATTGCTCTTTCTATATGTAACTTCCGTAAACCCTTAGCATCCCACATTCTATTATAGATGGATACATTATTGTCATGTATCTCATCATAGTCTGAAAAGAGTTCTTCTAAATGTGGTAACCTTGAAATCTTTGTTCTAATCAGCGATGCTAGATCAGAGCAGAGTGCCGAAGTTACGTCTAATTTCACGGAGTTCATCGAAGTTCTTTTGTTTTGTACCTCCATCATATGCCCATGCATATCCTTCGGTAATCATCATTTCGTTGAGCGATACATTATCATCGCCAATGTATAACCAACCAAGCAACCTGCCATACTTACCAACCCCACCTTTAAGTTCAGTTCGTATAGTGAGTTCATCGTCTCCATCTAGTGCCCCCTCAAGTTTCTCTTTAAGCCAGTTAGTCGCGTCGATACCCAACGCTTTTTCTTCGAGGTCACGAGTCCTTTTTTCTGGCGTATCAACTCCTGCAACTCTAACTCTTTCTTTCTTGTATAGATCAAACCCAAGATCAATGGTGACGTCAATAGTATCTCCATCAACAACACGATTAATCTCCGTTACTCGAAAGTTGTAGCAGCTCTTCCTGCTTGGTGGTTCCATCGCTGCCATCGTTCATCTCCTTGTATGCCATTCTAAGTATATAGTAGATATACCAAGAGACTATTACGACAAGTATTGCTACCATAATAACAACACCCCAGACGATCATCCTTTATGTGCTTGTTTATGCCCTTCGACTATAGCATCAACTATAATCTTTTTTAATTCTCTTGATTTCTTTTTGCCAAGACCTGCTCTTGTATCTATCTTTACCTTGACCCAATAGAGTCCAATAAGAACAGCAATAAATGGGATAGCATCTTTCCATGCAATAGCATTATATGCATTGGCAGCGTCACCTAAAATAGCAAACATAGTTAATCTTCTTTGATACAGTATTCAGCAGCATGTGGGTTATTAAAACCTTCTAGGTCTTCCCTTGCTTGCTTTATGGCATTGTATGCATCGTCTGCATACTCACATATTTCATAGTGATGATTCTGGTTATCGTGGTAACCAACTGTGTAGTGGGACATGATAGTTTCAACTCCATTACATCAGTATTTAGTGTGGTTTATGATCCTTCATTCCTCCATGGTTACCATCTCCTGGCAATTTACCAGTAGCAATATAGGTAACTGCATCTACAGATCCCTGTAGTCTTGTTAAATCCTTTTCGAGTTTTACATACTCGTCATACCAACCTCTTATTTCATCCTGTCTAGCAGTTAGTTGTTTGATACGTTTATCAAATCTAGCTAACAGTTGTTCTGGATTCTCTGTTGGTTTGGTTTCGGAAGTTCGTAATTTCATTGATTTTCTCCATAGCGACGTGAAGTTCTTGAGCATGTTGAAGTTCATCGTCACGAATCTCTAGAATTCTAGCATCGTTAGGATGATCTGTCAAGTATTTCTCATATGTATGTGCAGCATGATATTCAATTTTTTCATTGATATCATATGCTGATACTGGATCTATAGCGTAATAGAAGACCATAATCCAGTAATAAAGCAACACCAAGTGTCTGGCAAACGCTCTATCAATCCAATACTGGTTTCCACCACGGGATTCCATTTCTTCAAGATGTTCTGTTTCATTTAGAGTCTGTTCAAAATGTTCCTTCATTAGATAGGTATGTTCAGGTCCTCTAAGACCCATACTTTCACGATAATGTAACACACTCATAAAAGCAAAATAGGGTGCACGAGCAAT